ATAATCTTTTTTACTTCTTCTGTAAATGGTTCAAACAGCATATCCCAGATAACTGTTCCAAACTCTGGATTTTCTAATTTCTCTCCTTTACGAATATAAAAATGATTCATAAGGTCTTGCTTTACTAGATCGATGTCTGTAAGTTTATAGTTTTTACCAGTTTCGTTAGAACTAAATCCCTTGTAGGTAAAGGTATTTTGTCCCTCTGTGCCTACTGAGGCTTTATTTGCTGCTACAATTTTAGTGTTATAAAGTTTTTTTGTTAGGGCCATAATTATACCTCTCTATCTGTTTGGTCTGGAGTTAGTAATTGCGGAGCCATATTTTCGTGCAATAGCCAAGGCTCGTGCATCGGCATACGTTTCATAATACTCTTGGTAACACCGGCTTGATATTTTTTAGGATTCCATCCCACTTGAGTGGTCACTGCCGGGTTATCTCTTAATTCTAATGGTTGTACGAAATCAGCGGTAGTGGCAGGTGTTGCTGCCTGACTATTCATAAAGATATCAGCTGCTGATTCTACGTGGTTACCACCGCTACCAATATTTGTATTGGCTCCAGCACTGAATAAATTATCTCCGTTGGTATTAATTTCGCAATTGGTGTTGCTAGAAATTTTAGTAGATTTACCAACTAATATCTGACAGTTTTCACCGACTGTGAGCTTAGTCTCAGAGTTAACTAAAAATTCTAAATTTGTTGCAACCTCGGCGTGCCAGCGACCTGTTTCAGTTCTCATATTAATATTTCTGCCGGCTTCGATATTGATATCTCTATCAGCACGAATGTTTAAATCAGTTTCGGTGTGAATACTAATACTGTCTCCTGCATAGATATCAATTTTTCCATTGGCCGTTAATTCAATCCAGGCAGTGCCTTTAGCATTGGCGATGTAGATTAAATCTTCACTGTTGTGCATCAATATTTGATGCCCTGTTCTTGTTCTTACACGGAAGTATTCATTGTAAGGAATATCTGGTTGACTGGTTTGTCCAGTTTTTTGTTCAGTGATATCAACATACTCCATACCACCCTTATTCGCTGGTTTTACTCGTTGATATCGATCATCACCGTCATCCATTACGAATGTTGTTCCACCTAATCGACTTACAGGAACTGGTGTTGCCGTCTGATCGTTTACTTTTCCTATAAACCCTTTCTTGGCATTTATTCTTCTGTCTAATGGTCCAGGAGTACTAATACCAAATACCATACTTGGCACTTCACGACGACTTGTTGTAGTTGTTATTCCTCGAACATCATCCTCTAACAAACCTGCGTTTAAAAATGCTTCAGCAATAGGATGAATAGGTTTTGTTAGTTTATCAACATCAACACTGCTTTCTGTTTTAGCATTAACTTTTTTATTATATTCGCCTGTAGGCAAAGGCATTTTTGTATTGTATTTTTTCTTGTCTTCGTCGGTTAATTCAACCTGTGTTGTGCCAGCCATTGCTGGAACCATTTGATTTGCAAACTTAGGCGGAATGCAGGCAAACCAGTATCCCTGTGCAGGGTCGCCGTTTACAAATGTACACATAACAGTTACACCAACGTCCGGTGGTACCATCCACATTCCGTAGGATTTTTGTGTATCGTTGAAATCTGTTTTATTTTGCCCCATAAATTCAAATGGGGTTACTCCAAAGAAAGGTGAAGCAAAATGTACTGTGTACGTTTCTGTATCTTCACCCATTGTATTACCTGAGTCTCTTAAAAGTGTAACTTCTAAGTCTCCCATAAACGTAGTATCAAGGTGACTGATTACCCGTGCTAGATACGGGCCGGTGCCTATATCTGCTGAGGAGGTTTCGTCGTACCCCGATCGTTTAAACTCTGCCATTAAGCGCCTCCCCTTGGTCTTCCAATAACTGCTTCTGCCAACTGTTTGGCTTCTTTATCAACTGGCGAATCCTGCGGTGAAGTTGCATCGCGAAGTTCTTCACCAACTTTCGATACTGAAGATTCGCCCTTGTCTTGTGTCAATACTTCTCCGTCGAAATCCGAATCTTGTCCAGGCTGTCTAATACATTTTAATTTTTGTTTGAACAGTCCATCATTGAACGTGTTCTCGCACATTACTACACGATATATACCGCCAAATGGACTTTCAGCTTCTCGAGCTGACATATCGTAAAGGCCTGTGGTTTCGTTTATATCTACTGGTGTTTTAAATGAAATATAAATGTAAACATCGTTGCCTTCATAATTCATTGTTCCATCTTCTGTAATAAGAGATACACCCTTGCCGTTGGTGTCTGCTGGTTTAGCAATATAGTTTGATATTCCGCTGTCAACCATCCAATACGGATCACCTAAGATTTCTAAATCAACTGTGACCATATCAGCACTTGATCCTGATAAAAATGCTTTATGAAATGTTTTTGCTACTTCACGTTCTACTGATCCCATACCGTCGCCACCTTTAGCGTCTTTCATCATTTCAGGTGTTCGCTGTGGTCTTGATCGACCTGTGTTCGCAGTCTGTGCTTCTTTTGTAGCATCACCTTTACCTGTGGTAACTGACTTTGCTGGGTTGGCTCCGCCCGGGCCTTGTGCATCAGGTGCAGCGATAGTTCCGGTTTTAGCTTCTGCCGAAGTTTTGGCTCCAGTAAAGAAAAGATTATTAATATTGATATCAAATTTTATGATGTCAACGTTTTTACCAGTATAGATGTATTCGTATGCTCTGCGTATTTTCTTTTTAAGTTCGTTGTATCCTGTAGGTGCAGAGTTTGGTGCTTGGAAAATACTTTCGTGAACCATAAACGGTACAACACGATAGATTATCCTCATCGGATAATCTCCGATTAGGTCATCAAACTTATCTGACTGTAATTGTATCTGCACATCTAATCTGAACCATTTGATAAAGCCCTGTTGTTTATTTGCCGGGTCAATTGCTTTCTTGGCATAATCAGAACTTAGGATAATCTGATTAATAATTGCAGTCAGCGACTGACCTTGTGCAAATTGAAACGTTCTTGACTTAGGATCAACTGTCATATTATCACGTTTGATCTTACCCGTTTTTTCATCACGCACTTCATTGGTTGCAAATTTAAAATTACCACCCTGTGTATTGAGATAGGTAATCATTGCCTTGCCAACTTCGTTTGCCAACTTAGGAGGAGCGTTGGCTGCAACTGCACCGCCACCTTGAACTAATACTCTTGGTGGAGGTCCATAAGGTTTTACTGTGGCAGTTTTTGGAGTAAGGTCCGGTGGAGGGGAAGTATCATAATCACTGGCATTTTCTGGGAACTGTATTTCGTAGATATCCGGATAGGTTATCTTTCCTTCTTGTTTTAATTTTTCTTCGTTTTTATTTAAGAACGCACATAGACTATTTTCACCAGTGACTAAGATATCACCGATTGAGCCTGATGGATATATTAGATCTGGTGCTGTTGTTTTAGATGCTTCGATCTTCACGTCATTGTATACTGTGTTTACAGAATCACTAAAGCCGTGATGGTTGTAGGGAATACCTTCTACCTTATACACACTACCTGATTCAGTCACTGAAAATTTACAGCTGACTAATTTCATTGTGAAGAATTTAGGTTTTACAGTTTTGTACTGTAACATATTTTCATCAAAGCCCATAAAATCTAATCTTAGAACATATGGAGCATTTTGCAGATAGTTTGTATATCCTGCCTTTTTAGCAGACACCTGTAAGCTCTGTAGCAATAGGCCCATACTATATGGCTCATAGATATCAAAACTAAATTTTATAGCATTTGAGTTTCCGCTTTTGTCGTTGGCAGAAATAACGCAGTTCATTTGAAAATTGTTGACAAAGTATTCTGGAACTTGGCCGCCGGCTGTTGGTCCTTCAATACTTACACGCTGTTCATCGAACCGTCCGCCGGAAGCAAATACCACGTGCTTGAGGGCAGAAGGACTATCTCTATATGATCGTGGATCGTTAAATTGTTTTGGTTCTAAACAGGCCATTGTCCACAACGGTGTAAACGAAGCAAACTGTTCTAATGGATTATATCCTCTGTTTTCTAACTCTAGGGCCTTGCCCATTTGTGTAGTACCAGGTTTTACATATTGAAAACTTTTGCCGTTTTCAAGTAAGGCCATTGCGGTAGCACCTGTAGCACCTGTAGATCTAACTGCAGAACCTACAGCGGAAACTGCTGCTCCAACAATGTCAGTACGAATCTGTGTACCGTCGGGTTTTCTTAAGTCTGATAGATATTGACCTACCTGTATACCGATGTCTCTAAATCCAGCCATCTTATATTCCTAGGAATTTTTCAAGATTTGATTTTTTAGGAACGTAGATAGTAACACCTGGTTCAAAATCATAGATAGGATCACGTAGCACACTCATATTTCTTTGCACAAATACCCACCATAGTTTAGGAGTACCATATAGATCGTATGATAGTAAATCAGGACGATGTTTATAATGATTTTCAATTATATACTTAAAGTCATCGGCTTCGGCCGGCACTGGTCGAATTGACAACAGTTCAAGATATAAATTATTTTCTTTAGTTGATGACCAAGGTGTATATTTAGAATATCTCTGTGACATATTATAAGTATCCTATTCCGCCGCCGGAGGCTTTACCAGCGACTCCACCACGTGCATAATCTTCTAAACTAAACTGACGTAGCCGTCTTCTATTGTATACCGGCATTACTGTTACTGTAATTGTACTGAGTATCGGTACCCAAGTATTTGTACCAAATGTATTGCATCGTATGTAGTTGACATCATCTTTTAGATCAACACTGAAGTTTGTAACAACTACCGGGATATTGTCAAATACACTGCTGCCGTAACCAGATAGGTTACAGACGATAGGAGGATTACCTGCATTAGGTCCCGTACCAAAAAACATTTTTGTTGCTGTTTTAAAGAATGTAGTTGCAGCGATCCAGTAGGCAGCATCAACTTCTGTTTCGCAACTGAACTCTCCAGAGATCTGGATCGCCTCTACAGAACTGTTTTTATAAGACTGGAAATTATAATTGCTATGCACCAATGACTGACTGTTATATTCTGCCTTGGTAGTTACTGTGATGTTTGGGTTATAGGGCCAAACAACACCACCGGTTGCTGACAGACGTGTAAATAAATCGCTTTTAAAGAGATCCCAAGGAGCTTGAAGTCTTACTCGCCAGTCGTCTTTGAATCCTGGTCTTAATTTAATTGCTTGTCCCTGTTTAAGTAGAGTTTCGCCACCGCCGGGTAAATTTGCTCCCCTACGTAAGCTGAGGATGTTGTTTAACATTCCAGCTGCTGAGGAAATTTGTCCAGCTAGGCTTTGTAGGCCACCTGCTAGGTTACCGCCTGTTAGTTTGTTTAATGTTCCAGAAATGTCAGCAGCAATGTTACTAGTACTACCAACTGCAGATTGCAAACTGCCTACTGCACCCGATACTGAGCTCGATGCTTTATTAGCAAAGTCTCCTAGTGCAGAAGAACCAAATGCTGTTTTAAGATTGCCGCTGAGACCGTTAAGCCCACTACCAAGCTCACCGCTCAACTGGCTTATCTTGGCATCTAGTTGTGCTTTGTCAATAGAGTTTGTTGCATCTGTCAACGCTGAGTTGGCTGCATTAGAAGCGGTCTGGATTGACGCACTTACTTGGTTAACCAATGTTGACAAAGGATTGATAGATAACGCCATTTTGAGTGAATTTCCTTGTTATAACTCTATTTATTCTAAACAAAATGTGCTATTATAATAAGTAACAGGAGACCCCTATTTAATGACTATCATCCCAAAAATAAAGTACCTAACTAATAAAGATTTATTAAAAGAAATACACCGAAGTAAAAATACCTATTGTACTTTCCTAGCGCCTGAATATAGCGACTACGATTTAATCGTACCTAATCTAGACAAAGTCAATATACGCACAATCGCTGAAGCAAAACGCAATCGTGCTATCAAGATGGGCAAGGCTGCTCACGAAGCTGCGGTACTAGCAGGCGGTAAAAAATTACCTGCTAAGGACTTTGAAGTTGACTACAAAAAAGTCGCAAAGACTGATGTGGTTTTTAGGGTGATGACATTTGAACACGTACCACTTGCTCCTGGACGTAAAAAGACACTTAAAAATACTGCCGATAGTCACGACAAAGTAAACTTTCCTCCGTTCCAACATTGGAAGTTTGACGACAATGATAATCTTATACTGGTGGGTAAGAGCCATTGGAAGGGTGGATTGTCTAACGGAGTATTCAGTAAAGATCACGGTCAGATGACTGACAATCTAGCCCGTATGTTTATTAAACTCTGTGAACGATATGCTACTCGCGGTAACGTTCGTGGCTATACATATAATGATGAAATGCGTGGCCAGGCCATTTTACAACTAACTCAAATAGGGCTCCAATTCGATGAAAGTAAATCTGATAATCCTTTTGCTTACTATACTGCTGCTGTTACCAATAGTTTCGTACGTATCATCAACATTGAAAAACGTAACCAAAATATTAGAGACGACATCCTCGAAATGAACGGTATGACTCCAAGTTGGACACGTCAAAACAGCGGTGGCGCACCAGCTGCTCCTTCAGCACCAGTTGGCAATATCGACGGTGGTGGAGGCGGGGATTTCGATTGATCTATTGTTGTAGACGTGTTACAATAATAAAGGAGATCATATGGAACTATTCAAAAAAGTAGCGTGTTTTACCGATATACATTTCGGTTTAAAATCTGGTAGCCGTACCCATAATCAAGATTGCGAAGATTTTGTGACTTGGTTTTGCGAAACCGCGAAGCGGGAAAATTGCGAAACAGCAATTTTCTTGGGCGATTGGCACCACAATCGTAGTACTACAGACGTTAGTACTATGAACTATACAGTATCTAATTTGGAAAAACTTAGTCAGAGCTTTGAAAAGGTTTATTTCATATTAGGCAATCACGATCTATTCTACAAAGACAAGCGAGAAATCAACTCTGTTGAATTTATGCGTCTGTTTCCAAACGTTATTCCAATTAAAGAAACACTAACAGAAGGTGGTGTAACCATTATGCCTTGGCTAGTTGGTGATGAATGGAAGACTGTACCTAAGCTGAAAAGCCGTTATGTGTTTGGACACTTTGAATTACCATTATTCTATATGAATGCTATGGTACAGATGCCCGATCACGGTCAGTTGAAAGGTGATGATTTCGTTAACCAGGAATATGTGTTCAGTGGACACTTTCACAAGCGTCAGACTAAAGGCAACATTACCTATATCGGTAATGCGTTTCCGCACAATTATGCAGATGCCGGCGATGATGATCGCGGTATGATGATTCTCGAGTGGGGCAGTAAACCAGAGTATCACAGTTGGCCAGGACAGCCTATCTATCGTACCTATAAACTAAGTCAAATTATTGACACGCCTGAAAAGCTGCTGCGTGAAAAAATGCACTGTCGTGTAACCATCGACTTGCCTATCACTTTTGAAGAAGCAAACTATATCAAAGAAAAGTTTATGCCAGAATTCCAACTGCGTGAACTGATGCTTATTCCAGAAAAAGCAGAAGTTGAAAGTAACCACACACCGATTGACATTAACTTTGAAAGCGTTGACACGATTGTGATGAATCAGATCAATGCTATTGACAGCGACAGCTATGACAAAAATCTGCTGTTAGGAATTTACCAAGAACTATGATAAAAATCAAGAATCTCACAGTACGTAATTTTATGAGCGTGGGCGCACAGACCCAGGCCATCGACTTTGATCGAGGACAGCTGACTCTGGTGCTAGGTGAAAACCTAGACCTAGGAGGAGACGACAGCGGAGCTCGTAACGGCACAGGTAAAACCACAATCATTAACGGTCTTAGCTATGCTATCTACGGACAGGCATTGACAAATATCAAGCGTGATAACTTGATTAACAAGATCAACGGCAAAGGTATGTTGGTAACTGTCAGCTTTGAAAAGGATGGCATTGACTATCACATCGAGCGTGGTCGTAAACCCAATGTTCTAAAGTTCAGTGTCAACGGTCAAGAACAAGAACTAGAAGATCTAGACGAGAGTCAAGGCGACAGCAGAGAAACGCAGAAGGCAATTGAAGAGATGTTTGGTATGAAGCACGAGATGTTCAAGCATCTAGTGGCGTTGAATACCTACACAGAACCGTTCTTGGCAACTAAGGCTGCTGAACAGCGTATGATCATTGAGCAGTTGTTGGGTATTACTCTGTTGAGTGAAAAAGCAGAAGCTCTAAAAGAACAGACCAAGATTACCAAGGATGCAATCACTACAGAAAATACTCGCATCGAAACTATCAAAGTTTCAAATGAACGTATTCAACAGAGTATTGAATCGCTGGAAAGAAAACAGCGTATGTGGGAAGAAACTAAAGAAAGTGCCTTGGATAATCTACGTAAGAGTATTGAAACACTGAGTCATATTGACATCGACTCAGAGATTCTAGCACATAGATCATTAATTGAATACAATAGCAAAAGCAAAGACATCGCAGATCTAACTAAAGCTATTGCTCGTGCTGAACTGGATATGGAACGAGATACCAAGCAAAGCGATAAACTGAAAAAAGAAATTGCAGATCTCGAAGATCACAAGTGTTATGCCTGTGGTCAAGACCTACACGATACCAAACACGAAGAAGTACTGGCAGGTAAAAAGAAAGCTCTGCAAGAGGCAGCACTGCAATATCTCTCAGATAACACTCAGTGGATAGAACTTACAGATGCTCTCAAAGAAGTAGGTGAACTAGGTCCGATGCCTAAGGTGTTCTACGACACACTAGAGCAGGCGCTTAATCATAAAAGCACAATTGACAGTCTAGAACGTGATCTAACTGTTAAAGTTGCCGAATCTAATCCCTACGATGATCAGATCACTGAACTGAAAACTACTGCGGTGCAGGAAATTGATTGGAACCAGGTCAATGAGCTGGTGCGTGTTAAAGAGCATCAGGAGTTCTTGTATAAGTTGCTGACAAACAAAGACAGCTTTGTGCGTAAACGAATTATTGATCAGAATCTAGCGTTCTTGAATCAACGATTGACCTACTATCTTGACAAGATCGGCTTGCCGCACATTGTAGAATTCCAGAATGACCTAACAGTTATTATCACACAGCTAGGCCAAGACCTAGACTTTGACAATTTAAGCCGTGGTGAACGTAACCGTTTGATACTCAGTATGAGTTGGGCGTTCCGAGATGTGTGGGAGAATCTATATCACAGCATTAACTTACTGTTCATCGACGAACTTGTAGACAGCGGTATGGATAGTTCCGGAGTCGAAAGTTCAATTGCGGTACTTAAGAAGATGACTCGTGAGCGTGATAAGAATGTATTCTTGATTTCACATCGTGATGATCTAACCAGTCGTGTTAATCACGTGCTCAAGGTTATTAAAGAAAACGGATTTACCAGTTATAGCAATGACGTGGAGATTGTTGGGTGAACTTTGACAGCGGCAACATAGCATTAACTAATATGAATATCTTTAGGGCATCTGCTCCTAAAGATCTATTGGTTAAAATGCTGTCTGAAGTAGATCAAATAGAACAAGATGTTGCATCAGCCGAA